ACACGCGCAGCTTGAGACTGCGCAGGTCGCTGCCCGTCACGCGTTTTCCGAACGACCGCTTGAGATAGCCCGATCGGCTACGCAGCGGATTGTTCTCGAGCCTGCGCTGAATCGTCTCGACCATCGCGTTGCCGATGTCGATGAAGCCCTCGTGCAACTCGCGATGAAGCTCCGCGGGATAGCGCGCTAGGGCCCGCCGCAGTCGACGCGGCCCCAGCACCCTTGCAGTCAGGAATCCCGATCGGCTCGGCATGGCTAGATCCCAGCAGGCTCCTGCATGTGGGGAGCAAGGAGCTCCTGCACGGCGGGCAGCAACCTCAACCCGGTATCGAAGTTGATGCCGCCGTCGCCGATGGTCTTGCTACCCGCGGGAGACGTGCGCCGCTGCCACTGGTAGGTCAGCTGCGTGAGCACGGCCAACTCGATGTCGGGATACGCAGCCACGAAGGCGTCGGCATCCGCGGCCATGCCGCCCTGGTAGATCACCTGCACGTACCCGGGATCGTACTTGACCTCGGTGTACAGCATGATGATGCCGCGGGCGTTCTCGCTCCAGTACGTCGTGCCCTCGGTCAGCGCGTCGATCTTCGACCAGTCGAGCTGGTCACGAGCGTACTTGACCGAGGTGATGGAGGAGATCGGCCACGCCTTGACCTTGTAGAAGGACTCCCACTGGTTGACCGTGCAGACCTCGGTGAGATCGGATCCCGTGGCCTGGACGGTGCGGCCGAGGAACTGCTCCACCATCATGCTCACACGCGTCACCATCTTGGCCAACTCCGTGTCGTCCTTCGTCCAGGACAACGACTCGGTGTCGCCGAGATAGTGCGCCTTGAAGCGCGCGACGGTGGTCAGGTCCATGGCTTACACCTCCATGTCGTACAGGCTGGAGGCCAGCGAGATCGCCTTGCCGCCGCGCAGAACGCCGCAGGCCGCAGGCGGGTTGCCCGAGCCGAGAAGGTTGCACCGCACGTACCTCTTGACGCTGCTCGCCTTGACGTGCACCGCGTACAGCCCGCTGCCCGGATCGCCGTCGATGGTCTCGGCCTTGCCGGAAACCGCGGTGAATGTGCTGTTGTCCTCGCTGTCGTAGATCGTCACGGTCAACTCGTCGCCGCCGGTTACGGTGTACGGGACGAGGAACACGGCCCAGTTGTACCCGGCCATGTCCACGTCTGCGTTGTGTCCGCCTACCGTGATCGCCCGAGGCTCGACGCCAGCCGATGCCCGTGAATCACTCAGGATGTCCAGTTGCTTCATCGGTTCAGGTCTCCGAAGTCGTCCTCGGGGGTCATCTCGATGCCGGCCTCGCCCTCGAGCTCCTCTGCGTCCACGGCGATATCATCTTCGCCGTTGGGGTTCGCGTTGGCCTCGGCCTGCAGCTTCTCCTCGCGCGACGGCGGTACGCTGCCGGTCAGCTTCTGCATGTACTGATCGACCCACCGCTGCACCGAGGGACTGTTGAACGGGGTGGCCTTGCGCTTGCGGCTGGGGACCAGCTTGCGGTGCTGTCCCGCCAGTAGCACTTCCTCGTACGGCTGGCCCGCATCGACCACGGTGCCCTCTCCGCCGCGGTACCGAGCTCCGGGCTGCGTCGGCACGATCTGCTGCGGATAGAGCAGGTGCTCGCCCGGCGCTACCTCCAGGAAGCGCGCGCTCTGCGGCTCCTCCTGGGGTTCCGGCTCCGCTTTGCGGACAGCCTTCTTGCGCACCGCCTTCTTGCGGGTCGTCTTGCGCTTGGTCTGCTTCTTCTTTGCCACTGTCATGTCCTCGCACCTCCTCGCACCTGGGATAGAAGTCGGTGGGCGACGGGCGGTGCGAGGCGACCCGCCGCCCACCTTGCCGCGAAGAAGACGGCGGACGCTAGGCGTACGCCCCCGCGACGATCCGCACCAGGAAGGTGGTGGCCTTGGCCGGCAGGAACGTGCTGTCCTTCGGGCCCATCAGGACGCAGACGGCACCGAGGTCCCATGCCTGCGTGTCCACATCGTACTGCCAGCGCAGCCAGCGCTTGCGCAGGTACAGATCGTGCTCGGCCGGCTTCACCACGTTGACGTTGGTGGTGCCCGCCGTGATGGCCGCCGGCTGGAGGGTGCTGTCCACGTCGGCATACGTGCCCGCCGCGCCAGCTCCGTCGTCGTCGGCCTCTTGAAGATTGAACGTGACGACACCGTCGGTATCGCCCGCATCGCCCAGCAGGAAGATGGAGAGCAGCCACCGGAAACCGAGGCAGTCGATGTCCGCGCCGTTGGCGTTCGCGGCGACTGCGTAGGCGTCGGGATCGATCGCCCGCTTCACCTGAACGAAGTCGCTGGGGGTCGTGTTGAGTGCGACAGTCATGGTAGTGCCTCCCTAGCTGTCGATGGCGTGCGGGACGCCCTTGAGCTTGACGAAGGACTCCTCGTGCGCGATGCCCCAGTCGAAACCGAGGGTCGCCAGGAACGCGGTCTGACGCTCCGTGAACTTGTACTCCTTGGAGAGTGCGATGCTCAACGGAGCGAACTGGCCGAGATACAGCTCGGCCCAGTTGCCGTACACGTCGTGGCTGCGCAGCATGCTGGGCGTGCCACCCGTGTATTCGGTCAGCTGCGTGGTGCGGTAGAAGGGCGTGCCCAGGAGTTGGGTCCACGGCTTCTCGGAGAACATCACGCGCTGGTATTCGTGGTGGTCCGCACCCGTGTTGTGCGTCTTCAGCTTGCGCAGGATCCGCACGAACTTCGGGTGAATGACCCACGCGGGAGACCAGCCGATGGTGTCCTCGCTCTCTTCGCCGACGTCCTGGACGGGCAACTCCTCCTGCGCATCTACGAGCAGGTCGTAGATGTCGTCGGACTCGTTGCCGTCCTCGCTGGAGAAGTCGACCTCGCCGATGTTCGGGCTGTTCAGCACACCGATGGTCTGCTTGTCCGCGCCCGAGCCCTCGAGGCCCTGCTGGTCCATCTTGAGGCCGAGACCTCGGCCCATCTGCGAACGAGCGACCTTCTCGGCCGCGACGACCGACTGCGAGAGCAGTCGGTTCGACAGCAGCATGAGCGCGCCCACGTCGTGCTGGTACATGGTCAGCTCGCCCAGCGTCATGCTGGACTCGGTGGGCGGCTCGTTCTCCCCGATCATGTACGACGTGGCCGCCGTCACGATGCGCGGGATGCTGACCGTGCCCACCAGGCCCGGCAGAGTCGTGATGCCGAGCTTGAGCAGTACGCTGTTGGCGCGCACCACCGGGATGAGGCGGTCCCACAGGATGTTGTTGGGGACCCAGAAGCCACCGTCGGCGGCCGGCGTGGTCGCCATCGCGCGGACCATCAGGTCGTCGCTGGTGGAGAGCTGCTCCATGAAGGCTTCGTGCAGCTCCTTCTCCGGACCGTCGCGCAGACGGCCGTCCTTGACGCCCTGCAGGAACCGTCCGAGGTTCCAGCGGTGGCTGTCGTTCTTCTCGGAAAGCAGGCTCTCGGCACCCGGTACGGAGAACCGGTTGAGCCGTGCGTCCACGTCCTTGATGAGCTGGGCGTTCTTCTCGTCCAGCTCTCGTGACAGACGCGAGATCTCTTCGGTGTTGCCGTCAGCCGACGTCTTCAGCTTGTCCAGCTCGGCCTGCACCTGCTTGGTGAGCTCTGCCACCTCGCGGATCTGGTCCTTGATCTGCTTGCCCACCGCCCCCTCGGGCAGGGGGTCCTGCGCGGGCGGCTTTTCCACTTCGGGCGGCATCAGTTGCCTCCACTGTCAGGGTTGGACAGCGTGTCTCGTAGCGAGCGCATGCTGTCGGATAGTTCCCCGAGCCCGAGGACGACGTCCCCGTACTCGTTGCCGCCGTTGCGCGCAGGAGGCTTCGGCCCTTCGGGCGCACCGTCCGCATCGCCACGGTCGATCTGATCCCTGAGCGACTCCACGGTCTCTCCCAGGGTGTTCATGTGCTGCGCGAGCTCCGCTACCGTGCGTACAAGCTCGCTGGTCGCATCGGCATCGAGTACGACCTCCATGGTAGCTACTGCCTTGGATTGCGCATCCAGCTCCCGCATCAGGTCGAACTCCTCCGCCTCCGCCGGCGCAGCCAGCCCTTCGATCTTCGGCAGCGCGCCGCAGTCCAGGAAACCACGGATCGACTCGCGCAACCGCGCGTCCTCCGCCTCGGGCGACATCGGGAACTCCTTGAGGAAGGCGTCCAGCTTGTCCTGCTCGTACTCGCCGGCCTGCACGCCCTGATCAAGCGAACGCAGCAACGCCTCGGGGTTGGCCGGCACGCCCACGACCGAGTGCTCCACCAGCTCGGCCTTCTTGAACAGCACGCCGTACTTGCCCAGCCCCAGCTTCTCGCGCTCCTTCTCGTCCTTCGGGCGGTAGACGTCCAGCGCCTTGAAGCCCACCGAACTCGCCGGCAGACGCCGGCTGCGGATCAGCGCCTCGATAAAGTGCATCCACTCGGCGATCGGGCCCGGCGGCAGCTCCTCCAGCAGATCGGTGTGCAGGTAGCTCTCCGTCAACAGCGCGCGACCGCCGGACGGTGCGAACCCCTTGCCCACCTTCACCACGCTGCCGATGGGCAGACCGCGCGAGGCGTGGTTGAAGAACAGTTGCGGATTCTTGCGGAACCACTTGAGGTCCCAGCCCGACACGAGGATGCGATCGCCGTAGCGGTCCTGCATCTCCGTCGAGGCCACGTGCTTGATCGGCGGCTTCTTGTCGCCCTCGGCCTTCTGCTCCGTTGGCAGCAGACTGTCCATCCCGTTGCGGTACTGCACCACCTCGGGGTCTGAGCGCAGATCGAACAGCGCATCGGGATCGAGCGACGCGAGCTCGGCCTCGGTCGCGGTGCCGGCCAGTACGCGCTCCTCTACATCGTTCAGCTTCCGGACCATCACTATCTCCCGGTCTCGTGTTCTGCGTACAACTCCTGCGCCCTGGCTAGCACAGCGTCGCCGACGTCCTTCTTCTTGCGCTTGCGCGGATAGGCCACGCATCGGCAGTGAACGGTCCAACCGGGAGGCGCGCGTCGGTCGGCTGGAAATTCAAGAGTGATGCCCTTGACGAATGTGGTTCCGACCTTTGCGCGCTTCCCATCCAGCCCCCAGTGGCCTTCGATTCCCGCGAGCTGCGGCGTCTTCCGCACGTGCTCGTCCTTGGACGATGACCACTCGGTTTCGGTTACGCCTTCGCGCCTGTGCTCGATGTTCCTCGCGCCGTTGCTCGCCATCGCAGCCTCGGTGCTGGCGATGCGCGACGCCCTCCCCTCACGGCCGCCGAACAGCGTGCCCAACGGGTTGGGGTGCTGCTTCAGCATGTCCTGCACGATCGCCTGCAGACTGCCCACGCTCTGCGTCTCTTGCAGCGCCTTGAGCAAGGTCTTGCGCACCGCGTCACCCAGGCTGCCGGTCACGTCTCGAGCAAGCCGGACCCGACTCGCTCGAAGGAACCCCAGCACCTCGGGATCGGACATGGGGATCGACAGCACGTCGAGCTCGCTGGCGGCGTCCTTCAACGCGGCCTCGAACACCTCGGCCCACGACTTCTTGATCGCCGTCTGCAGTCGAGCGTCCCACAGCTTCGGGTCCAGCAGAAGGATGTCGATGTCTTTCGCGCTCAGGCCGCTCGCGTTGGCCTTGCGTTCCGCATCGAACTCGATGGGCGCGCTTTCGGGATGCGCCTGCAGCTTGGCCTTCGCGCTCTTGCCGTGCTTGGCGAAGCTCTTGAGCCGACGGTTCTGCGCCAACTCGTAGCGGCGCAGCCACGCGATGACCGGCGCGTACAGCTTCTTCTCGGCGGGCTTCAGCACGCGCTCGTCGTAACTGAGTTGGTACAGCCGCCGCAGGTCGGCCTGCACGTCGTCCTCGGTGATCTCCTCGGACTCCTCCAGTCCCTTGCTCGCCTGGCAGATGACCGCCTTGATTCCCTTCTGACCGTCCAGCGTGATCGTGCGCGGCTCGCTCGTGCAGTCGGTCGGCGGGAACTGACGGAAGCGGTAGTAGTCCTTCGTCTCGTCGACCTTGTTCGCCTTGAAGCCGTGGCTCTTGCACCACGCCACGGCCTGCGGCTTGGTGAAGCTGGTGGGCACCAAGACGGATTGCACCTCGGACGCAGCGCGGATCTGGTCGAGGTCGCCGCCATCGCCGCTGGAGGGTTCAACCCCCATTGCCCCTTCTTCCACCGTGCGTTCGGCGATGGCGGCGGTCCGTGCCCTCGAATCCTGAAGTCGACCGAGCACTACATCGATACCGGGCTCCACACACTCGCGGCGGAAACTCCCGCGCACGAACTCGCTGGCCTTGCGCTGCCGGAACCGATAGGCGCTGACCGTCTCGACGCAGTCCCTCACGTCCGCGTCGCAACCGCGCAGCCAGTGCCGGGCATCCGTGCGGGTACCGAACCGCGAGCGATCGCACACGAAGCTCTGCACTACCAGACCGTCGCCCTTCTTCGGCTTGCCGTTGCTCGACGGCTTGGTGTCCGTCGGCTTCAACGGCGCGATGCCGGCCTGCTCGAACGGCACGACGTCCGTGCCAATCACTCGCCGCTCGCCGTACTCGTCGGGGAAGTCGGCCTCCAGGCCCAGCTGGTCCATCGCCTCGTTCGGCGTCATGCCCGCCTTCGTCAGCTTGGGCACGATGGTCAGCTTGCTCGAGTTGTCGTCCTGCAGGTCGTCGACTTGCGAGAGGTCGTGGCGCGCGACCACCCGACGCATCCGCTCGTCCTTGAGGCGATAGAAGAAGTGATCGGAGAGCGACTGCTCCAGGAAGCGCAGGTAGCTGATGATCCCGTTGCCGCCAGTCCAGAATTGACGACGCGCCTCCTTGATGTTGTTCCACGTCGCGCGGTCGTACACGCCGAGCACCGGCGGCGGCACACCCATCACCGCCATGATCAGGTCACGCACCCAGATCAAGAGCATGCGGAACTCGAGATCCTTGGGCGCGTTCTTGAACTCGACGAACTCGGTGCCCTGACCGGCGACGATCCAGCGGCTCTTGTTCTGCGTGCTGAACTTCTCGTCGGCCTTCTGCTGCTCCTCGCGACGTGTCGCCGGCGTCAGTCGGCGGTCTACCTTGACCGATCCGCCGGGACTGCCGCCGTTCTTGAGCAGCGCGTCCATGTAACGCTCGGCCTGGAACTGGAGGCTGATGTACCGCAGCGCGGCCCGCACGTCGCCCAGTCCGCGGTTCGGGTTCCACGGGTCGTAACCGTGCATGTGGAACACGCTGGCGTACGGATATGTGACCTTCTGCGCCTGATGGTTGTAGTAGGTCCACGCCTTCGGAAAGCCCAACTCGTCCAGCGTAGCTTCGATCTGCGCGCCGCGCACCGGGTACATCATGCCCGGCACATCGATTCGATCGCCCTCGAGCGGCTTGCCCTCCTCGTCAGCCAGGAACCAGAACACCTCGCCGTCCACGCCGAAGTCGACGATGCTGCGGCCCAGCAGGTCACGGCCCGAGATGGTCGGGTGCGGACGGTTGAACAGCGAGACCAGCTCGTGCGCCTCGGGCAGCTCGTCAGCCTCGGGCTCGTCGCTGTCCCACAGTCGCAACTGCACACCGCGCACCGCAGCTTCACGCACGGCGAGGCAGGCGTAGATCACCCAGTTCTCTTCGCTGGGCCGCTGCACGTTCTGGTGCCCGCCCAGCCGCAGGCGCACGTTGTCGATGCCGCCCACCCCGATGAAGCTGTCGATGAAGCCCTTGGCCTCGTCCACGGTCGCGTCGTCCTGGGCGAGCAGGCGCAACGCCTGAGCCGTGTCGGGCGACATCATCGACTCGATCTGCGTGCTCGAGCCGTCGCGCTTGAACGGGTCCGCCGGCATCCGGGACACGCGGAAGCTACCGTCCTC